TGTACCTTTACCAAATGAGTTATATAAGAATGAAGCAGATGCAAAAGCAGATATTGAACGAATACTAGGAATTTACGCTATGATGCAAGGTGACGTTGGTTCGTCTCCACAGACTTTTAAAGGTACTGTTGCCCTTGATGAATTTGGGCAACGTAGAATTAAATCAAAAAGAGATGACATTGAAGAGTGTCTTAATCAATTAGCTAAAGTAGTAGTTGGTCTTATTCAATACGTATATACAGATCAAAAGATATTTAGGTTGATGCAACCTAATAACAGACCTCTTGAAATGGAAATCAATAGTCCAATATATGATGATATTGGAAATCTAATGGGTAAGGTAAATGATGTTACTATTGGTAAATACGATGTGGTGGTTCTATCAGGATCAACTCTTCCATCTAATCGCTGGGCACGGTTTGAGTACTATATGCAATTATACAGTTCGGGTCTTATCGACCAGATCGAAGTACTCAAGCAGACTGATGTCGCTGATATGGAGGGTGTACTTGAACGTGCAGGACAGATGCAACAAATGCAGTCCCAGATACAATCGCAGACAGAGGAAATTAAAAACCTTAAAGGAGATCTCCAAACTGCACAAAGAGAATCTCTCCATGATAGAAAGCGTGTTGAAGTCAAAGAATTTGAAAAGAAGCTTGCAAAAGCTGAAGCAAAAGTAGAAATGGCACAGAAGTTATATCAGACTCGTCTTGCAGATGAGCTGAAAGTAGCTAAAGAAGATATAGCAGAATTTGATGCACGTAGAAATACATCAAGACAAATGAATGAAGAAATGTTAAGACTGGAGGAATAATGAGTGTTTTAGACGAACTACAAGATCCTAGATTCTATTCTAATATTAAAGGAATGTTATCTGGTAAATCACGTGAAGAACGTATTGCTGCACACGCAGATTTAGATCAAAGCAAATTTAGAAATGTTTATGGTGATGATCCATTTGACAGTAGGGTTCAAGAAGAATTAAGTAAAGCTTATAAGCTTTATGAAAATGGTGAAATGACCAATGATGAGTTTAAATACATAGAAGCTTCTCTTGATGAACTTAAAAAAGATAAAGAAAATTTAATACGTGGAAACGCTACATTTGCAATTGCTCCTACAACTGATGAGGGAATTGAAAAAGGGCATCCTAGATGGAAATTAATGGTTATGCAAGATAAGAATCCTTTTACTAAAGACCTACCACAAGGTGACACTATGAATGTAGGAAATTTTAGTTAATGAATGAATATTTAAAAAAAATAATGTCAGGATATTATAATTATACTCCTCCTCAAACTTTTATGGGGAATAAAATGGATCATTATTCTGACAACATAAATACTGGTGCTAATAAAATGCTATCTAATTATTATAATTTAGGTTACGAAGAACCTATTGGAGTTATTAGCCCAGATTCTGTTTATATACAGCCATCAAGATTTTATCAAGAAAAAAACTTTGAACCATCTTTGTATAAGCATGGAAGAAGTCTTCTTGATTATGTACAAGGATTGAAGAAAGCGGTTGCTGGAAATAACCAAATCGCAAAGGAAAAGTAATGGAGAATATCATAGAAATGAGTAATGCTGGTGATGCACAGGTAGAACAGGCTGCTGTACAAGTAGAGCAACCTAAGATACTAGCAGAGGAAGTACCTGTAGAAAATACTACAGGTGTGGATCAACCAATTACTCAAGAAGCAACACAAGAAACTTCCTCTAAAGACGACTCAACTCGTTTTGAATATTGGCAATCACAAGCTGATAAAGCCAAGGGTGAATTAGGACAGATTCGTCAAGAATTGGATTATTATAAGAATAGTCTTGCTCCAGTTGAGCAGATGATTCGGAATAACCCAAAAGTTCTTGACCAGTTAGAACAAACACCCTCCAATGGACAACCTCAAGCATACCCAAATGGATTGCAAGAGACTTCACTGAAGGAGCCATCAGCCCCAGAAAGACCACATTCATACAATGAGGTAGATGCTTACAATGATCCAGAGAGTGATTCATTTAAGTATCGGTTAGCTAAAGAAAACTATCGTGATGATTATTTGAGCTTTTTACAAAAAAAAGATCAAGTAAGAGAGCAGGAAATGCAATCTCAGTATCAAAAACAAGCTGCAATGCAACAAACACAAATGTTACAACAGCAGGCACATAGCCACGCTGTTAATTCATATGGTTGGGAAGCAAATAAAGCATCTGAATTTGTACAATGGGCGCAGAATCCTGATAATCTAACGATGGATAATTTAGCAAAGTTGTTTGAATTAAGAACAAATGCTGACCCAGTAGTACAGCAACGTAAAGCAGAAATGCAAAATCAGGCAGAGCGTTTGGCTGTTCCTAGAACTGCAGCAGTGCAGACAGGAAAAGCTGAACAACCTCGTTCTGATGAGCAGTTGTTTAACGATGCTTTCTTTGGGAAGTAGTTTGTTATAAAGTAAACTAGACAAATAGGAGTTAAAAATGGCAGCTACAGAAAAGCTACTAAAAGCTTCTGGTGTACTTTATACGGATAGACGGAATTTTTACGTAGATCCGCAGGTCACTAAGGAGCTATGGACAGACGTTGCACCTTTTACTACAATGGTTAGTAATCAGGAAATGCGAAAAGTCCCAGACCCAGTGTTTAAGATGTTTGAACATCGTAATCCTTGGGTAAAACAGTTATGGCTATGTAATGGCGATACTGACAACATTGATTCAGATGGAAGTACAGCTACAACTGTTACAGTTGATGGCGCATCTAATATCTCAATAGACGACAGTCTAAAAGGTATTATTGCAGAGGTATGGACAGATGGATATGGATCTAAAAAAGCAGTTGTTAGAGTTCAATCAGTTACAAGTTCAACAGTAATTATTGTTACTGGTATCTGGACATCAACTGGAAGCGACATTGCTTTAGCAGATGACGACATATTCTTGGTTATTGGTAATGCACAGGGTGAGGGTTCTTCAGCTCCTGACGCATGGTCTGATGAATTGCAAGTAGTCTACAATTCTACTCAAATCTTTAAGACACCTTTACAGGTTACTGGTACTTTAGAAGCAGCAGTACTTCGTGGAGAGTCTTCAGAATTGGCTAGACTTCGTAGAATGAAAGCACAAGAACACAAGATGCAAAAAGAAAAAGCATTTTTATTCGGTAAACGTTTTGGAGGCACTGGTCTTCAAGAAGCTTCATATGGAGCAGGTAATAACGATACCAATAATGATGAAACTTTTGCTGATGGTGGTAACGTAGATTCTGATGGAAATTTAGTACGTTCAACATATGGTATTATTTCTGCATTAGAAACTTATGGTGAGTCTACTTCTACGCATGATGCACAAAATGTTTTTACCATTGATGATTCATACGCATGGACTAATTTTGTAGATGATATGGAAAAAGTATTTCAGTACATTCCAGAAACAGGCGTAAAGCGTGCATTCTGTGGTGCTGGGGCACTTGGTTATTGGTCTAAAATGTCAGGTGCTTCAGGATTTGGTGGAAACTCAGGATGGACAGTCCAAATTGGTGAAATGAAACGTGATGCTCTTGGATTTAACTATAGAGTACTTGAAACACCTCACGGCATGTTGCAGTTGATTCCAACTCCAGCGTTACGTGGGCCTTATAACAAGTACATGGCAGTTGTATCTGATGAGAATCTGTTCCATGCAGTTTATCGTCCATCTATGTATCAGACAAACATTAAGACCGATAATGCCTTTGATGGTGTTAAAGATCAATACATGTCTGATGAAGGTGTTGGTATACAGCTAATTGAAAGTCATCATCTGTTTAAAATCACAGCGTAAGGAGGCTTATTATGGCTAGACCTTATTTAGGTGGTTCAAGTGCAGGTGTCGAAGCCCTTGCTGAAAGTAAAACTTTAGTAATGGCTGACTCTGGAAAAACATTTATCTGTTCACAAGCTGGTGCTTATGATATTACTATTCCAGTAGTAACAACAACAGGATGGACTGCAAAGTTTATTCTAGGCACAGCAGGTTCTAATGATTTTGACATCATTGGCGGTACTGCAGATAAAATGGTTGGTATAGAGTTAGGTGATACGAATACAGCAATTACTGCTGATTCGGATAAAGTTACTTTTGACGCTAGTAATGCAGTTGTAGGCGACTGGATTGAGGTATTATGTGATGGTTCAAACTATTATGTAACTCATGCAGCAGTGGCTGATGCAGGTGCAGAGCACTCAGGTTAATAAACAAAACAAGTTGGGGGAGCCTAGTGCTCCCCTGACGTTGGAATAAAAATGCCAAGAAAAAAGAAAAAGAAAACAATGTTTGAAGCAGTGATAAAAGCTTTAAGGAAACCTTTAAAGATTAAATGACTCAACAACAACTAATAGAAACAGTAAAGCAGCATCATCCAACTTTATCTGATACTCAGATACGAATATTTTTAAATAATGCTTTAAAAGAATTTTGTAGAAAAACAAGAGTGTTAACTGGATATACGACAACAAATACATCAAGTGGTAGAAGATATTATAATTTACCTTCTATTGATTCTACTATATCTGAAGTAACAAGAGTTGATTATGACGGTTATGAAATACCACGATTAGTTGGTAAACCAGAAAAAACGGACTTAACATGAGTGTAGACGCTAGAACAAGTGCTTTAAAAAATGTTTGGTGGATTGAAAGAGATAGTTTAGGTATAGCTAAAATATCTGATGCTGATACAAGTACAGATTATGTATCTCCTTCTGAAGTAAAAGAATTAACACTACATTTTGTAAAATTAGATGAAGATTTTGTAGCTACTACAGGTGGAGATGGATCAGGTGGGATAAGAATGGATGAATCTCCTGCTATTCCAGCAGAATTTCATGACGCATTAACACATTATGCTATAGCAAAAGGCTATGAGCTTAATCCTCAAACATTGCAAGCTGCAGTGTATTGGAGAGGGTTATGGAGAGAACAGATAGCGGAAGGCAAAAGATATGCAAATAAATCTAAAGACGGTTCTGGCTATCACATAAGACAATATGATTATTAATGGCTAGTTTTAAAGCACAAATAGAAGATTTAATTGGGGCTGTGGGAGACGATGATCTTATTAGCCAGTCTATTGTAGACATTGGCACAGAGGTTATTAACATCACCCCTTTACCTAAATTATTAAGTGTTGCAGATGAATCTGATGTATCAGCTAGTGGGTCAACAATTGACGCTAAAAAGATTTTAGAAGTACATAAGTCTTCTTATATAGCGAAAAGAGTGTCGCATTCAGATCTAGCAAAATATAAAGATGCAGGATCTATTCATTATGCAGGTTCTTCAGATCCTATTTATTACACAAAAGATGAAAAAGTATTTATTGTAGTTTCAGGTTCAGAGGTAACAGGTAAATTAGTATATGTGCCTAAGCAACCAACTGGAGATGGAACAAATTTAATTACGCATGCTTCCACAGCTACGCAATTTTTTCCCAGAGAAGCAGAGCATTTATTAGTCTTAGGTGGTTCTGCTAGATGTTTACAGAGATTATTATCTGATAAAACATCTGCTTTACCTGCAGACATAACTACTGATTTGGTAATACCTGCAGCTCCTGTAGCGCCTACCTTATCTAGTAATAGCGTAACATTTGGTACGACAGCTCCTGTATATACAGCTCCTGTAGTAGCAGGAGAGACTGAAGAATTAACAGCAGCTTTATCTAATGATGCCTCAGCAGATAATAATAAATTAGATTTTAGTGATTGGTTTGAGGTTGTCGGAGATTATATTCAAACTGAAGAAGATGTAGAATTAGCTAATTCGCAATTACAAAAAATATCTACTTATATTCAAGCATATAGTCAAGCTATGCAAAATCAATTACATGTATTTAATGACGCTAACGTAGAGTATCAAGCTGAATTACAAAAAGCAATTCAAAACGCACAATTATCATCTCAAGACGATGCTCAAGAAATACAAAAATATCAAGGACAAGTACAGGATTATTCAGCACAAGTATCTAAAGCAGTACAAGAGCGAAGTGCAGAATTGCAAAATTATAGTGCAAAGATTCAAAAACAAGTTACAGATTATCAGTGGAAAGCTAGTCAACTACAACAGTTAAAAGCTGAATATCAAGAAGCTTTGCAAATGTTTATTAATGGTGGATTACCGCAAATGGCTCAACAATAATGGCAACAAGATTTAAAATACAATATTCAGGTCATGTTTCTCCTATTGAAGTTATTGAAGCTACTGATGCATCTAATTTAGCTACTATTATTCATAGCAGTATTGATACATCATTTGGCGGTAGTAAAGAATTAACATGTGGTACTACATCTACTCAAGTTGCGTATAAAGAATATACTACAACAACAAGTTTAGTAGCATTTGAACATTCTACTATTTTTAATAGTGGAAGCATATCTTGCGATTTTTTATTTGTTAAAATTAAAGAAAACGTAAGTGCTTCTTCAGATGCAATTATTTCATTTGGAGACGATGATTATGAAGCTATTCATTTACTTGGATTAGGTGATTTTGCTATGCTTCCTGTTAAAGCAGTAACTGGAGACAATATCAAAATTAAATCTTCATCATCTAGGCTTTGTAAGGTAGATATTTTAATTGGAGAAACAGAATAAAAATTAACAAACAAGCTCATTCACGGATAGTCAATCCTTAGAGCAGGAGGAAAATATGGCAAAACTACATCATTTAACAGTACAAGAAGGAGTTAACGCTGCAGGTTCAGGTGGAACATGGGTTGTTAATTCAGCAGCTACGCATGCAGGAACAGCTACAGGAAACACGGTTCATGTAGATGTTTCAGAGTCTGGTCAAGTAGGAATTTATGCGGCAGGTGCTATTTATTTTAATTTTTCAGCGTCTTCTACGGATTGTAATACATCTAATGATTTGGTGATACCTGCTGAAACATTAGTGTTTATGACAGTTCCAAGAGGACTAGGAGACACAATTTATTTTAATCACCTTGGTAAAGGTGCAGCATGTGCTGTTAGAGTAGTAGAGGTATAAAATGATAAGTACATTTTTAAGTTCAGAAGGTGGTTTAAAATCTGGTGGTACAATTTCAGGTGATGTTACTATTGCAGGCGATTTAACTGTACAGGGTGGTGGTGCAATGTCATATTCAGAAGTATTAACTGGAGATATGGCAATTACTAACACAGCGGATACTGTTGGTCTTACCATAACTCAAAGTGGTGATGGCTCGGCTCTTCTTATTGACCAAAATCATGCTACGGCACTTGGCTTATATGTAGATGCTGAAACAACAACTGGAACTTC